CAAAGTTAAGCAACATAAGCCAACTTGTATAGAAGATGTATTAATAGAAAGTTTAAAAGAAATGAAAGATTTAAGACTTCAAGTTAATCAAGCAAATAGCATTGCTTTAGAAGCAAAGACAGAGGTTGAAACAATAAAAGATGTAGTTTCATTAGACTCAAATAGTTGGAGAACAAATACACATCAACTAATTGCAAGAATAGCAAAAAAACAAGGTGGTTTTGAACATATAAATATGCTTAGAACAGAAAGTTATGAATTATTAAATAAGAGATTTGGAGTTGACCTACATAGAAGATTAATCAATAAAAGAAGAAAAATGGCAGAAGAAGGTGTATCTGAATCTAAAAGAGAGAAAGTTAACAATTTAGATGTAATACAAGATGATAAGAAGCTAATAGAGGGGTATGTGGCTATTGTAAAAGATATGGCTTTAAAATATGGAATATCAAGTGATTTAAGCAAAAATTAGGTTAAATCATGACAGTACCTTGAAAACTAAATACAGGATATTCAATTAATATGAGAAGGAGGTTTGAAAATGAGTGTAGCATTACAATTCATAGACACAAAAGACTTAGTACAAGAGTTAATGCGAAGAGATGATACAACAGACATCATCAAGATGTTTTTAGATAGAGAAGGAATTAAAAGAATGGAGTTAATGACTATAGAAGAATTTTGTGAGTACTTGAAAATATCTGATGTAACAGCTAGAAACATGGCAAGAGAAGCCATGATAACAAAAGATTTTATTGCTTTAAAAATAGGAAGAAAGTACATGATTGATAGAATATCATTTGAAGAATTTATTATGAAAAATGCAATGAAAGATAAAGATGTAATGAAAAAAAGAAAGGGGGTGATTTAGTTGAATGTAAGAGTACTGATAGCTTATACCCAATTTTGCAATGATAAGCAAATAAAAGCAAGTTTTGAAGGTCTTAGAAAATACAACGAGGGGATAACATCATGAAAACAATCTATAAAAACAAAGTTTACAAGGTAGAGAGAAACAAAGAGTTATATAAGATTACATACTATGACGAGCAGAAAAGTAACAAGAAGTTTAATAAAGATAAGAAAGTTAAAAGAAGTACATTAACAAGAGATATAGAGTTAGTTAACTTGTATTTGCCAGTAAATTTAAAAATAAAGTAGGAGGTTTAATTGTATATGGTATTTAATTTAGAGAAGTTCAAAGTAGGAAATGCAGTAAGAATAAGTTGTGAAAAATTTGGTTTTGAAATTGATTGCATTGTAGTAGTAGCAACTGAGGAGGAACTAAATCTAGCTTACTTTGATAAAGAAAGAGGCTGTATGGAGTATCAAGCATTGATACCAGAAGACCTTAGATATGATGATTATATTCTTCAAAGATTAGGTTAGGAGGAAATAAAATGACTGCTTTAATAATGGTAGGTTTATTTGCAATATGTTTAGTAGGATTAGTTCAAAATAGAGATTAAATTAAGGGGGATTAATTATGGAAAGTTTAAAAAGAATAAAAAAAATGGTTCAAAAACAATTAGTTTTAGCTGAATTAGAGATAAACAAAAATAGCAAACTTTATGAGGAACTTGGAAATAAGGATAGAGGTTTAATAGATGATATACACATGAGAGAATATCTAAGAGAAAAAGTTGCATGGGAAAGAGTAAAATATGCTATTGAAAATATTTTAGGTGGTATAAATTTAGAGATTAAATCAAAGGAACATGAAGAAAGTGAGGATTACAAGATATTTCAATTAATTTTAGAAGAACTTGAAAGAGATAAACCTATAGATGTTCAGATATAAGAAAAGAGCCTATAGCGAGGCTCAATTCAAAAACAAAAAATAAAGTTATTAACATGTATTATAGCATAAGGGGGAATAAATGAAAACAAAAAATGAAATAATTAAGGATTTAGAAGATAGATTATTTTTATTAAGATTTACAACAGTAGATGAAGTAGATTGGGATGTAAAATTTGGACAAATATCAGCATTAGAATTTTGTATAGATAAACATAGAAAAGGATGCACTTTGCAACAATTCAAAGAAAATTTAGAAGAATACAAATTACAAGGGAACTATGGTGATTATATAGATGGTTTTGTGTCAGTTTTAGAAAGAAATATTAGAGAAATGGAGGGAGAAATTGATGGAAGTGAATAATATTTACATAAAATTGATGGATGTAAGAATTAAGTTTAACAAATTAGATATAAAAAAGAGTGGTCAAAACAAGTTTGCTAACTTTAAATATTTTGAGTTAGCAGACTTCTTACCTCAAGCAACAGAGCTGTTACAAGAAGCTAAATTATGCCCTATAGTGACCTTTACAAATGATTATGCAACTCTAACATTGATTAATGGAGAGAAACCAACAGAAGAGATAATATTTACTTCTCCAATGAGAGAATTACAATTAAAAGGCTCTAATGAGTTACAAGCATTAGGAGGAATTGAAACATATCAGACAAGGTATTTGTACATTCAGTTATTAAACATTACAGAAAATGATACTTTTGATGCTACTAGTGGAAAAGAAGATTATAAAAGAAATGACTTAACAAACTCCTCTATTAAAGCAAGTGAAAATGGTCAAATAAAAATAAGTCAAAATCAAATAAAAAGACTGTTTTCAATAGGAAATACAATAGGCAAAGATTCAGATAGAGTAAAAAGTGAAGTGTATTATAAGTTTAATAAAGAAGTTAAAGATTTAAGTAAACAGGAATATGACCAGATATGTGTTGGATATGAGAAATTACAAAGGGAAAAAGGAATAATTAAGTAGGTGAATTTCTTGAAGGACAGAGACAAAGCAACTATAGAGAAAGGAAATATACTTAGTGATGGGTATGGTCTTTCACCACAATTGGTAGCTAGAGATTCATGGCTAACAACAGGAGCAAGAGCTTTATATTTCTATCTATCCAGTTTTGCAGGAGCAAGTGGGACATGTTATCCATCTAGGGATATTATGACTCATGAACTTGGTATAAATAAAGATACTTTTAGTAAATACCTAAATGAACTAAAGACGAGTGGTTATATAAAAGTATATAAAAATAAAACTAGGGAAGGAAGGATGCAAAATAATATATATGAGGTAGTATTTGATAGAAGCTATATAGAAAGTCATATATCCATTAGATGTAAGAAAGAAAATAAAAAAAAACCATGTCCGAAAAAAGCAGACATGGAACCATGTCCGAATTTACCGGACATGGTTCAACCGGACATGGAAAAGTCGGACACTATAAGTAACAGTATTATAAATAACAGTTTTAAAAGCAGTATGTATATAGAGCAAGCTGTGGATAACTCTTTAAAAGAATTTAAGAAGCTATATGAAGAAAATATAGGAGTAGTATATCCAGTCACAGCTGAATGGTTATTAGAAGTATCTAATGAAGTAGATATAAGAGTATTTAAAAGAGCTATAGAGATATGTGCTGAAAGAATGAATATGAATTTATCATACTTAAAGGGAATCCTTAAAAAGTGGAAGGATGCAAATATAACTACATATGAACAATTAGAGTCATATAAATTACAACATGAAAATAAAAAGTCAAAAAAAACTAATAGTGTAGTAAGCAAAAATAAGTTTGCTAATTTTGAACAAACATTTACTCAATACAGTAACAAAGAATTAGATGAAATTATAAAGAAAAGCCAAAAGGCTAAATTTAAATAATATTGATGGAGGTATTAAAATGAATCAAGTTGTATTAGTTGGAAGATTAACTAGAGACCCAGAACTCAAATACATACCAGGAACAGGTACAGCAGTAGCATCATTTACAATAGCTGTAGACAGAAATTATATAAATAAAGAAGGAAAAAGGGATACTGATTTTATACCAATAGAAGTAATAGGTAAATCAGCTGAATACTGTGCAAATTACATAACAAAAGGGAAACTAGTAGCATTAGAAGGGAATATAAGAGTTGACAATTATAAAACTCAATCAGGTGAAAAAAGAACATTTATAAAAGTCAGTACAAAATCAGTACAATCATTAGAAAGCAAGAGTAAATCGAGTAATTCATATAAAGAGAGTGTACAAGATGGAACAATAGGACTAGACCCTCAAGGATTTGAAATTATAGATGATGATGAGTTAGCATTTTAATCTGAAAATTAAATATGAGGTGAAATAAATGTTTAAAGTAGAAAGGTATTTTAGTGGCTCAGTAGTGGACAACCTTATTGAAGATGACCTTACATGTAGAAACTACTTAGCATTATATTGTTGTTTGCTGGGAATTACAAAAAATGGAAAAAAGATATATCCTAAGCCAGAAAAAATGTTAGCTGAGTTTGGAGTAAAGAAGGACAGAAAAATAAAAAAAGAGTTACCAGTAAGAATTAGAAATGTTAATACAGGGGAAGTAAAACAATTTGAGTCTATAGATGGTGCAGCCTGTTTTTTAAGATTAAAATATCAAGCAGTTTATCAAGCTATTAAAAAGAAAAGTAAAACTAGAAGTGGCTGGAAAGCTGAATATATTGAGGAGGAATAATGGAAGTTTCAAGGACAGAATATACAATTAAAAGAGCAAAAGAGTTATATGACAATGGAGAGGATATATTTATTGCTATAGATAAGGCTAGAGAAAAATATGAGGAGATGATTAAAAGTGAATATCTTAGCTAGTGTGATATTAGTAATAGGAAGTTTTATAGCTGGTAGAGTTTATGAGTATAGATTGAACCTAAAAGGGTGTGAAAATTGTGATAATAAGAAGGTGCAAATATGAATGTATTAAGTCTATTCGATGGAATTAGTTGTGGTCAAGTTGCTTTTGAGAGAGCTAGAATAAAAGTAGAAAATTATTTTGCAAGTGAAATAAAAGAGATTGCGATTAAAGTAGCAATGAATAATTACCCAAAAACAATACAACTTGGAGATGTAAGAGAGCTAAATGTAAGTAAAATCCCTAAAGTAGATATTCTTATTGGCGGAAGCCCATGCCAAAATTTAAGTAAAGGAAGATTAATAGCTAATAAAATACAGGATGGATTAACTGGAGATAAAAGTAATTTGTTTTGGGAATATATAAGAATTCTAAAACAATTGAATCCAGAATATTTTCTTTTAGAAAACGTAGTGATGCCCAAAAAAGATGAAAACATGATAAGCCAATTGTTAGGAGTTGAACCAATCAAGATAAATAGCAATTTAGTTAGTTATCAAAATAGAGACAGATTATATTGGACAAATATTTTAAATGTTCAACAACCTAAAGATTTAAAAATTAGTTTTCAAGATTATAAAGATACTAGTTTTGATTATTGCAAAGAGTTTGAAATTAAAAAAACTCCAAGTAGAGAAAAAATGTGGGGTAATGGTTTAAATGGAAATTGTAAGAATGTAACATATGAAGACAAAATAAACTGCGTAACATTAAAACAAGATAGATTTAGTAATTCAGGTTTAGTAGAATTTGGGTCTTTCTGCAGATACTTAACAACTAGAGAATTAGAGTTAGCGCAGACGCTACCAGTTGGATATACAAAAGGTTTGAGTATAAGACAAGCACAAAATGTCATAGGTGATGGTTGGACAATAGATGTGATAGCACATATTTTATCAAATATTAACTAGTTCTTTATATATAAATTATTATTGAAGCGGTTAGCTATCATGATACTTGTAGCAGTAAGTTTTATAGCTGGTAGGGTTTATGAGTATAGATTGAATCTGAAAGAGTGTGAAAATTGTAATAACAACTATCCTGAAAAATGAGAAAGAAGTGGTTTTATGAATAAAAGAATAATTTGCAATTGGTGTGGTAAATTATTTTACATCCCAAAACAGTCTAAAAAAATTTACTGTTGTAAAAGATGTGAGAGAAAGGCTAAGAAAAGCAATAGAGAACAGCAAAATTAATTTTAAACAATAAAACTATGGGGGAATAGCAATGAATAAGTTTCAAAAAGCAGTTTCTCAAATGGTGAAACAAGAGGAAAAAGAAAACTTATTGCAAGGATATGAGAATTGTATAGTAGGCAGAAGTATATCAAGCTCCATAAGAAGATATGTGAAAGGGTTTAAAAAGTTTGGATATAGTGTACATGAGGTTTATGAATTTATAGATGATATTAATAAGTATGAGTAATTTTTAAGTGATAAAGGGAGTATTTGATTGAGTAAATACAATAATAAGAAAATTGTAATAGATGGAATTAAATTTGATAGTAAAGATGAGTCAGAGTATTATTTATATTTAAAAGAAAAAAAGGAAAATGGAGAAATAAAAGACTTTGGACTTCAACAAAAGTTTGAACTACAACCTAAATTTAAAAAAGATGGAAAAAGCTATAGAGCTATTACATATACAGTTGATTTTGCCATATACAAATGGAATGGTGAAGTCGTTTATATAGATGTGAAAGGGTATAGTACACAGCAGGGTGAACTTAGAAAAAAGCTTTTTGACTATAAATATCAGGACAAAAAATTGATATGGATTGCTAAAAGCAAAAAATATGGGGTAGATGGTTGGATAGAATATAGTGAACTTAAGAAAAAGAGAAAAGAAAATAAGAAAAAGGTAGCTTAAATAAATAGGAGTGATGTTATGGCAAGTAAAGTTAAAAAGGAGTTTTTTATGGCAACTAAAAAACACCTTGAGAACTACAAACAACTACATATTAATATTGAAAGTCTAAAACTTCAAATAAAAAATCTCAAAGAGTTCCATTTAGGTGATTTTATGCAAGGTTTAAGCTATGACAGCATTCCCATAAGTAAGACTAATTCAATAAGTAATCAAGTTGAAAATGAGTTAATTAATCTTGAAGAAAAGATAATAGAAAAGCAGATAGAATTATATGAAATGGAAGCACTAAAATATACAATAGATGTATCCATAAGTAATTTAAAACCTATACATAAACAAATTATAAGGTATAGGTATATTGAAGGCTTAGAATGGAGTTTAATAGTTGATAAAGTATACTTAGAAGAAAGACAATTAAGAGAAAGAGCTAATCAAGCCATTAGTTCAATATCAATAGCCTTATTTGGTAAAAAAGCATTAATAGAGCAAGAACCATTATTTAAGATGTTAGATTTATAGGCAGTTAATAACTGTCTATTTTTTTTGTGAAAAAGATATATGGAAGTTATTGACAATATCACGCATACGTGATATTATTGAAGTATAGAAAGGAGGCGAAAAGAAAGTGGCTAAGAAAATAAAAGAGTTCAGAAAACTCATAAAAGAATTAACTGAACTCGTACTCGAAGTTGGCACACTATTAGCAGTCATCAAAATGGTAATAGATAGCCTACATTAGTAAAATGTTAAGAGTGGAAGTTGCACCTTCCCTCTTAACTAAATTATAAAACATAGTCACTAAAAATACAATGAATAAGTATAGAGAGTTAACATTTGAATTATTGAAACTACTGTATGACACTATTAAATTAATTGGAGCATCAATATTGTTATATTATGTTATTAACTCAATTTTCTAGCAATGATTAGGAGGTATTTTATGAATCGATTTGAAGGTATTTATAGCTTTGCAGAAGCAACAAAATTATGGGATTTGAAAGATTCTACACTTAGAAAAGCAGTTGCGACAGGCAAATTAGTTGAAAATATTGATTGTAAAAAGTTTGGTCGTGATTGGGTAGTAACTATTGAAGCAATGGAAAGAGAATATGGAAAATTAAATAATATAATGAAAGACCTAGATTAAATTCTAGGTCTTTTTATTGCCGCTTTTCTGCCGATTTTACAATTTAAAATGTGAGATAATAGTATTGTGGAAATGAATATTTCTCTCTCAAAACTAAATATATGTGGGCTAGGTTAAGGGATTCGCCTAGCTTATATGAACAAACTAGGCAGGGCATGAGGATGCTGTAAGTTCAATTCTTACTATGTTCAAACTTATTAATACACTATATGTAGATATGCTGGATTAAAACGGAATTTAATTCAAATGTCTAAAAGAGTGGGGCTTGGTAACCTCACTCAATTTGCAAGGACTGGTGTGTAATCTTAGGTTCGATTCCTAAAACTTGCTCCCTTAAATATAATATGTATCCCCAAAAAAAGGCTTAGATTAAATTCTAAGTCTTTTTTTAATAATTAATGTAGATAATAATATTTATTGCTAAAATGATGTACAAATATGATAATATAAATTACATAAAGATATATAAATAGAGGGGGATTATAAATTTGTTAAATGAAAAGAATCTAAAGAACATAAAGAATATATTACAAATGGTACAAATGAAACACCTTAAAGATTTTGAAAATTGGGGAATTAATAAACGAAAAAAAGAAACTGCTATAAATAGCTTGATAAACATAATACAAAATGATGGAGAAAAACTAGATTATTTTAAGGAATGGATATCAATCTTTACAATAGATGGTCATAATAATTATTATGTTTTTAATTACAATGATTCTGACTTGGAATTGGAAGATTTAAAAAACATAGTAGAAGATATAGTAAGTGAAAATTTATTGGAGATTGATACTAGTGATTTAGAAGAAACTAAGGTCATATATAAAAAAAATGATGTCATAAACAAAAGATTGATTATAAGATTTATTTCTCCAGCTTTAATTAGCTGTAAAAATGAAAATGAGAATGGGAATATAGAATCTGGATTAGAAAAAACTTTTTATTTTGCAACTTTATTTCTAGACTTAAGTTTGAAACAAATAATAGTTTCTATACCACATACTGTAGGTATAAAAAGCATAGATAATATAGAGGCTAAAGCAAGAGATTTCTCAGAAATAGCAAAATATTATGTATCAAAATTAGAAGATTTGTTAACTACTTATAATATACAAATAGAAAAATACAATGATTGGATATATGATGCTACATATGAGCTTGCTGAGGAAGGCAGTGCTCATAATAATCCTGAGATAAACAAAAAATATGAAGAAAATATTGATAAAATAGATGAATTCGCAAAAAAGATAGCTATTGCTTCTGGAATAACTGATAAGGCTATAATAGAAAATTTCAAAGAGGGAGTGGGAATACTCTATGAGAATATTCTAATAGACGAATTTGGTGTGGTAGAGGATGAAAATCAATACAGTACTTTTGTGCAAAATGGTGATGGAGTAAATTCATACTGTAGAGTTGGGTCTAAAACAGCAACCCTAAAATCAGGAAAGGGACATGCTATAGCCAAGACATCTAGAAACAATGAGGATGTCAAGAATTTAGGTGTCATGAAATCATTCAATGGAACTTTATCCAGATTTTTAATTGAAGTCTTAGATAAAGAATTATATTTAATAAGAACAGACACTTCTAAATTTATAGAAGAGAGGGTGATTTATGATGTTATACGAAAAGTTGGAGAATATAAGTATACTTTTAGGAAATCAGAGTAAAGCAAAATCTATAATAGAAGAATTAGAGAAATTAATGAAGAGTGATATCATTACACCAAGATTGCTGGCCAGGAAAACTAAAGTTACACTTTTAGAGGCTACAAGAGTTCTTGAATTTTTAGTTAAAGAAAATGAATTAGAATTTTTTATTGTTGTTGAATGTTCTAATCCAGATAGCATATATGAAAATGAGATAGGTCACTATAAATACTTCACTTCGATAAAAGAATTCAATGCTTTTTCAAAAGGACAAGAATGCCCAATATGTGGATGTGGTTATAAATACAACTTTGAAGATACAAAAATAGGCTTTAGAAGATTGGAGAAGTGATACAGTGAGTCTAGATACCTTAAAAGAATATCTAAGCATATGTGATGATAATTTAATTTGGGAGCCTTTTTATGATGACAGTATGCTATTAGACGAATTCTCTAATTATATAAAAGAAATAGAATTATCTAAGGAATGGAATAAATCTAAAAATCATGAGAAAGGAAAAATTTTAGAACAATTAGTAAGATTTATAATGTCTAGATTTACAATATTAAGTGATATATCTGTAAATAAGTCTACAACAGATAATGAGCTAGATGTTTTTGTTAAGTTTAATGACAACATACCAATACCATTCTTATGTAATATAAAATCAAAAATAGTATGTGAATGTAAAAACTGGAAAAGTAGAAAAGTGGATGTAGGAATGGTATCTAAACTAGCAGAAATATGCAATAAAAATAATGCGGGATTGGGCATATTTATTTCTTTAAATGGATTGACAGGTAAGGGTTGGCAATATGCTGAAGGAAAAAGAAGAAAATTATATTTATCAGATAAGATGCCAATAATATCGTTTACAGTAGATGAAATAACGAAATTAAAGTATAAAAGGTATAATCTTCTGACTATGATAAAATGTAAAATGCAAGCATTAATAGATGAGATGGAATTTGCTGGAGGAGAATTAAGATTATTAGAAAGTGAACTTGGATTTATAGACTGTTTAAATGAAAATATAGAATCTTTGAAAATGTTGGGTTTAATAACCGAAGTTGAATATAACAATATTAAAGTAAGAATCAATCATAGATATGATATTGTAAACTGAGAACTCCAAACGAGTTCTTTTTTTATTCCCAAAACGACAAACAAACGAGGTGGTGGTGTGCAAGATGTGAAAGAAAAAGTAAAACAAGATTACCTAAAAGGTATGAAACAAAAGGAAATATCAGCAAAGTATGACATTAGTTTAAATACTTTAAAGTCATGGATAAAAAGATACAATTGGGCTAATGAGAAAAAGAAGGGTGCACCTAAAAATAAAAGAGGTGCACCCATAGGTAATAAAAATGCCACTGGTCCTCCTGGAAATAAGAATGCTGAAAAATTTGGTTTCTTCTCAAAATACTTACCTGAAGAAACCCAAGACTTAATTAATGAGATAAAGGATAAAGATAAATTTGATATTCTTTGGGAACAGATAACAATACAATATGCAGCAATAATAAGAGCACAAAAGATAATGTATGTTAAAGACAAGGAAGAAATGATTAAGGAATTAAAGAAACATGAAAGCACAGAAAATGGTGAGAAGATAGAGTATGAATTTCAATTTGCATGGGATAGGCAAGCATCTTTTCTTAATGCACAGAGTAGAGCAATGAGTGAACTTAGAAGTTTAATTAAACAGTATGATGAAATGATTCATAAGGATTGGAATTTGGCTACAGAGGAGCAGAAAACAAGAGTTGAGAAGTTGAAATGTGAAGTTGATAACCTAAGTAAAGATGATATTGGAGATGATGAGTTGAAAATAAGTGTAGATTATGGTGATAGAAATGATAGTTAGAATAGATTTTAATCCAGATTTCAAGGAAGCCAATTTTACTAAAAAAAGATACAGAGCAATGAAAGGTTCAGCAGGGAGTGGAAAATCTGTTAATGTAGCACAAGACTATATACTAAAGTTAGGAGATAAGAAGTATCAAGGAGCTAATCTATTAGTAGTTAGAAAGTCAGAAGCTACACATAAGTATTCAACGTATGCAGAGCTTACAGGAGCTATAAATCGTATTTATGGTAAACAAGCTGATAAGTATTGGAAAACTACTTTAAATCCTTTAGAAATTAAGAGTAAAGTTACTGGTAACTCTATAATTTTCAGAGGAGTTAATGATGCAAAACAAAGAGAAAAATTAAAATCAATTAACTTCTCGAAAGGAAAATTAACATGGGTTTGGTGTGAAGAAGCTACAGAACTTATGGAAAGTGACATAGACATACTAGATGACCGTTTAAGAGGTATTTTAACTAATCCTAACCTATACTATCAAATGACATTTACATTTAATCCAGTCTCATCTACTCATTGGATAAAAAGAAAGTATTTTGACTATAAAAATGATGATATATTTACTCATCATAGTACTTATCTACAAAATAGATTCATAGATGAGGCTTACTACAGAAGAATGCAAATGAGAAAAGAGCAAGACCCAGAAGGGTACAAAGTCTATGGTCTTGGAGAATGGGGAGAAACTGGTGGAGCAATACTTAAAAATTATGTTATACATGAATTTCCTACAGAATTTGAGTATTTTGACAATATGAGGTTATCACAAGACTTTGGATTTAACCATGCAAATGTAGTACTTAGAATTGGCTTTAAGGATGGAGAGTTATATATATGTAACGAAATATATGTACATGAAATGGATACATCTGAAATAATAAAGATTGCAAACAGTAAAGGTTTAGAAAAGAATCTATTTATGTACTGTGATAGTGCTGAACCAGACAGAATTAAGATGTGGAAAAGTGCAGGATATAGAGCTAAAAGTGTTAAAAAAGGACCAGGAAGTGTTAAAGCTCAAATAGATTATTTGAAACAATTAAGAATACATGTACATCCTAGTTGCACTAATACCATAAAAGAAATACAACAATGGAAATGGAAACAAGATGAAAGAACTGGATTATATCTTGATGAACCAGTTGAGTTTATGGATGATGCAATGGCTGCTCTTAGATATTCTATAGATAATAAGCTTAAAAATAATGGAATAAGCTTCTTAAAGTAAAGGAGGTGTTGAATATTTATATAAGTGAAACAGATTTAATAAAAGCTCAACTAAAAAAAGAGAGTACTTTTAATCTAGCAAAAGTTATAGAGCATTATATTTTAAAACATAGACCACAGAAATACAAACAAGGAGAAGAATACTATTATGGCAATGCAGATATAAACAATAAGAGAAGATATTATCTCTTAGATGGAGCTAAGGTTGATGATTTTACTAAAGTTAATAATAAAGCAATTAACAACTACCATAAGCTTTTAGTTGACCAAAAGGTAGGCTATAGTGTCGGAAATCCCATAGTATTTAATGCAGATGATGATAATCTCACTAAGCTTTTAAATGACTTACTAGGAGAAGCGTTTGACGATACAATAACAGAACTATATCTCAATGCTAGTAATAAAGGGGTTGAATGGTTACATCCATATATTAATAGAAAAGGTGAGTTTAAATATGTAATAATTCCAGCTGAAGAAGCAATTCCTATTTGGGATAGTAAAAGACAGAGGGAATTAGTTGCATTTATTAGGTTTTATTATATTGAAGATATAGATGGAAATAAAATAAAAAGAGTTGAGTACTACACAGAAAATGACGTAACTTACTTTATTGAAAGAGGTAATAGTTTTATTCAAGAATTTTTATATGATGAATATGGAAAAATGACTGATGTACAAGAAGGTCATTTTAGAATAAATAACAAAGAACAGGGATGGGGTAAAGTTCCATTTATACCTTTTAAAAATAATGAAAAGTGCGTATCAGATTTAAATTTCTATAAATCATTAATAGATATATATGACAATAATATTTCTACACTAGCAGATAACTTAGATGAAATACAAGAGGTTATTTATGTATTAAAAGAATATCCAGGAACAAGTCTACAAGAGTTTATAGATAATATAAGATACTATAAATCAATTAAAGTAGATGGTGGAGGTGGAGTTGATAAACTAGAGATAAATATACCAGTTGAAGCTAAAAAGGAGCTTCTTGATAGATTGGAAAAGAATATAATTATCTTTGGTCAAGGAGTTAATCCAGAATCTCAAAACACAGGTGACAAATCGGGTGTAGCACTTAAATTTTTATATTCACTACTTGACTTAAAATGTTCTAAGACTGAAAAGAAGTTTAAAAAAGCAATTAGAGAGCTTTTATGGTTTGTGTGTGAGTATTTAAAGATAAGTGGTAATAAGAGCTATGATTATAAAACAGTTCAAATTACTTTTAATCACTCTATGATAATAAATGAAGCTGAAAAGATAGATATGGCAGCTAAATCAACTGGAATTGTATCAGATGAAACTATTGTTTCTAACCATCCTTGGGTCGAGGATGTTAATGACGAACTTGAGAGACTTAAAAAACAGGAAGATACTCAAAAAGAGTATGATGATTTAATTCCTAATAATCAAGATGGTGTTATAGATGAAACATAAAGATTATTGGAGAAAGAGATTTGAACAATTAGAAGAAGCTCAAAATAACAAAAGTGTAAAATATTATCTTGAATTAGAAAAGCAATATAAACTAGCTATAAATAGTATAGAAAAAGATATATTAGCATGGTACAACAGATTTGCCAAAAATGAAGGAATATCTTTATTAGAAGCTAAGAAACTACTAAATACAAGAGAACTAGAAGAGTTTAAATGGAGTGTAGAAGAATATATTAAATATGGTAAAGAAAATGCTATAAATCAAAAGTGGATGAAAGAGTTAGAAAATGCTAGTGCAAGAGTTCATATAACAAGGCTTGAAGCTTTAAAGTTACAAATACAGCAACAAGTAGAAGTTTTATATGGAAATGAACTTGATGGTATTGATAAACTAATGAGAGATATTTATACAAGTGGATACTATCATACAGCTTTTAATGTTCAACAAGGAGTAAACGTTGGTTGGAGTTTAATGAGTCTTGATACTAATAGAATAAATAAAATTATCTCTAAACCATGGGCAACAGATGGATTAAACTTTAGTGAAAGAATTTGGGGTAAGTATAGACCTACTTTAGTAAATGAACTACACACTAAGCTAACTCAATCAATTATTAGAGGTGAAAATCCAAAAAATTTAGTAAATGACTTTGCTAAGAGATTTAATGTATCTAAATCACAAGCTAAGAATTTGATAATGACTGAATCAGCTTTCTTTGCATCAGCAAGTAGAAAAGATTGTTTTAGTGATTTAGATGTAGAGAAATATGAGATTATTGCTACATTAGATTTAAGAACTTCAAATATATGCAGAGAGTTAGATGGAAAAATATTTGATATGAAAGATTATCAAGTTGGAATAACAGCTCCACCATTTCATTGTCGTTGTAGGACAACAACAGCTCCTTGGTTCGAGGATGAAGAAGGTTATAG